GTTTCTGCCAGATCCTTGACCTTGTCAACCTGTGTCCTTGGGTAGGTCACCTTGTATGGGTTGCTCAGAGGGCTTGTGATAGAATTGTTGCCAGCAGTCATAGTTGCACTCTCAACCCCGTCAGCATGGGAATCCATCAGGACTCCCAGCCATATCCTTTCAGAGATTGTTAGGTCTCTGTTTTCAAGAATCTTGTTCTTGATGGCTTTGAAAATGTGGTAGCCCATCTCTGAGATCATCAAGCTGTATGAAGACACTGTGTCTATAAAACTCACATATGTTATTGGATCCACTATTGGGTTCCTGAACTGGTGGTGGACAAACACTGACATGGGTATGCTCTCTTTCAGGTCCCTCAGAGCAATACCCTGGGCATTGAAAGGGATCATTCTGATCTTTCTAGCAGTGATTGCCATGTTTGCCAAGAATAGACTTGAGCCTTCCTGGACGGCGTTACTTGCCATGTCAATGATGCTGTTGTTCTCACCAAACATGGAAGTGGAATGGTTCATTGTGATGATTGCTGTCTCAATCTTTATGGAAGGGGTCAGCTTTGTTCCAGGTCTGGAGAATGCACTGTACACCTCACTCATCTTCCTGCTGATATGCGACTTGGCTGAGTTGCTTATGTTATACTGAATGCCCAGAGCATTGTATAGCTCCCAGAAATCCCGTGTCATCTCATCTGAAAGCTTGTAGTCTTCAGTGTCATGGCAGGCAACTGAGGCCTTTGTTGCGAAGTTGACAATGCTGTCATCAGAGCTGCAACCAGCCTGTATGGTGTGCCCATTCTCTCTGACACCCCGTATGTCGTCTGTCATCTCCTGATCTTTCAACCTTTGTTGAATGGCGTATAGACGTTTCAAGAACGCCAGAAAGCCACAGTGGTACAAACTGCTCAGTTTGTGCGGAATCCCCTGTATCATGTGTGCAGGACTGATGAAATATGTCCTGCCAAAACAAAGCACTTGATCAATCAAGAATGCCATGGTCGATGAGAGCCCATGAGACATCAATCCGTCACAATCAAGTTTCACACCATCTTTTGCTGCATGATACTTTCTCCCGTCTGTGTGTGAGCTACATGACTTGAAGTACATCTTGAGGTTCCTCATTGCATTCCTCAAGCCCCTCACAACGTCATCACCAATGTGGATCCTCTTTCTGCAGAGCTGCAGTGCAAAGAAGCTGGTTGTTGAGTGTGCCAGCTTAGACTTACACGTCACTCCTTCAGTTGCCAAAAACATCTCCCAACCTCTGTTCTTAGGACCCCAAGCCTGATTGTCTAACATCCCAGATGTTGCACTGCTTAGATCCCCTGTTTGCACTCTCTCATAGTTGTCACCTGCATGTTTTTGTGCTGTTGCCTTTCTGCTAGTGTTCATCATCATGTCGTTTTCACTCTTCCCAAGATAGCTGCTTGTTATTGCCTCACATGTTGATTGCACAACTTTGGAGCGCATGTCCAGGACTCCAAGATCCCTAACACCTCC